CCGCCACCGCCACGCAGTCGCTGTTCGCCAGCCTTCACGTCACCAATATCACCGGCACCGGTGTCACGCTCACCGGCACCATCGAGAGCGACAGCGCCAACAACTTCCCCAGCCCCGTCACCGTCGCCACGTTCACGGACGTGACCGATGTGACAGGTGTCGAGGCCCAGTTCCAGGCCATCGCCGGCGCCAACACCGACACATGGTATCGCTTCAAGTACACCATCGCCGGCACCGGAACCTTCGACTTCACCGCCGCCGCCGGCATCGCCAGCACTCACTGATAATCGGAGACCGCCATGTCCAAGCTCGTACTCTCGAACAGCTACGTCAGCATCAACGGCGTAGACCTGAGCGACCACTGCAAAGACGAGAACTTCACGCAGAAGGCGGACGCGCTGGAGAACACGGCCATGGGTGCCACCACCCACACCTTCCAGCCCGGCCTGCTGAACGACGACTTCAGCTTCACCTTCTACCAGGATTACGGCGCCGGCAGCGTGGACGCCACGCTCTCCGCCATCCTGGCCGGCGGTGTCGCCGTGGCCATCGAGGTGCGTCCGGTGAATACCACTGTCGGCGCCACCAATCCCAAGTGGACCGGCAACGTCATGCTCGAGAGCTACGAGGCCATCAGCGGCTCCGTGGGCGCCATGGCCATGTGCAAGGCCACGTTCAAGCCAGCAGGCGCCATCACCAGAGCTACTTCGTAACTCAGGTGATCTGAATAGGGCGCGACCCAGCGCCACCCCATCAAGACCATCCCCGGGGGCCAATCGGCCCCCGGTTCGCGAACGCCCGCATAACAGACCCATCCCAGAGGTGACCCATGACCCCGCAAGAGCTGGAACAGCTAGGCATCGAGATCAAGGCCGTCGAAGGCCTGCCCCAGAAGCTCGCAGGCTCGGTCTTCGTCAAGACCCTGAGCGGCGACGACTTCGATGCCTGGCAAGACCAGCTCGCCTCCCTGCCGGAGAAGGGGTCCACCGGCAAGCGTTTCGCCGCCTTCGTCGCCGCCTGCGCCTGCACCGACGCGGGTGAGCCCACGTTCACCGCCGAGCAGGCGGGCAAGCTCAGCATCAAGGTCCAGCGCGCCATCTTCACCCAGGGCATGGATTTCAACGGCCTCAGCGAGAGAGCCAAGGACGACGCAAAAAAAGACTAGCAGCCGACAGTTGGCGGCGACACACCTTCGCCCTGGCTGAGCGGCTGGGCTGCACCCGGGCCGAGCTGCTGAAGCGCATGAGTGCGGCCGAGATCATGGAATGGCTGGCCTGGTATCAGGTCGAGTCCGAGCTCGCCGAAACCCGCCGCCTCCAGCATCTCGCGCAAGCCCAGGCCGAGCGCGGCCTCGAAGAACTCAAGCGCGAACCGCCCACGAAGAACCCCCGGAGACGCTAAGTGGCTGACGAACAGATCGGTCGGCTGCTGGTCCTGCTCGAGGCGCAGACCGCCAAGCTGGACGAGCAGATACAGCAGTCCACGCGCGGGCTCACCACGTTCAAAGGCGCCGTGGATCTCGCCAAGGACGCGCTGGCGGTCCTGGGCGTGGGCGAGATCTTCAAGAGCGTCATTGAAGCCACCGCCGAGGGCGAGAAGGCCCAGGCGCTGCTGGAGAGCCAGATCAAGGCCACCGGCGCCGCCGCCGGCTTCACCGCCGAACAGCTCGTGGCCATGGCCCACGGCTTCCAGGACACCACCACCACCTCCGCCACCCAGGTCGAGCAGCTGGAAGGTCAGCTCCTCGCCTTCCGCAACATCGCCGGCGACCAGTTCAAGGCCGTCATCCAGGCCGCGCTCGATTTCTCCGCCGTCACCGGCAAAGACGCTTCCGCCGCCGTCACCAGCCTCGGCATGGCGCTCAACGATCCCATCACCGGCATGCAGCGCCTCTCGCGCGCGGGCATCGAGCTCAGTTCCAGCGTCAAGCAAGTCATCAAGTCTCTGGCCGAGCAGGGCGACATCGTCGGCGCGCAGAAGGTGCTGCTGGACCAGATGACACAGAGCTATGGCGGCGCCGCCGCGGCGGCGCGCAACACGCTCTCCGGCGCGCTGCAAGTCCTCAAGAACGACTTCAACGACATGCTGGAAGGCCACGGCGCCGGCGTGGCGGACATGACCGCCGCCGTGCATGACCTAGATGACACGCTCAAGGATCCTTCCACTGCGGAAGGCCTGCAGACCATCGTCACGGGCGTGCTCGAACTCGCCAGTGCCGCCGCCAAGGCAGCGTCCACCATCGCCGCCATCCCCAAGAGCCTCGGCCAGGTGCTGGCTTCCGCCTTCGTCACCGGCAATGACAACGACATCCCCGGCATGGTCAAGGATCTGCAGGTGGAGATCTCGTCACTGCAATCCCAGATCGAGCGCGCCAACGAAGAGAACAACAACGAGGGCCTGCTTGGCAAGCTCATCGCGCCGGATACCTCCAAGCTTCAGGCCCGTCTTGACCAGGCGCAACTCTCGCTGCAAGGCCTGCTCAAGCTGCAAGACAGTATACACGCCAGGAATATCGAGCCCACCAACGTCCCCGAGGCGTTCCCCAAATACGCGGATTTCCCTGACTTGGGAAAGTCCGACTCCATACCAGGCTTCGACCTGCGGCAGGTCGCACTCGGCTACGACAGCCTTGCACAGGCGCAGAAGAAGGCCGTTGACATCTGGAAGGAGAACGACCCCGCGGCCTATCTGCAGGAGCAGATACAGAAGACCAACGATCTCGTCGGCGTGCAGGTGGACGGCATCACCTTCACCGCCGATGACGCGCAGAAGCACATCGCCTCCCTTCAGCTCGAATACGACAAGCAGAACGACGCCATGGTGGCGAGCGCCCAGTCCGCGGCGCAGAGCATCCAGAGTGATTTCGCCACCTATTTCATGGACCCCTTCAAGGAAGGACTGGGCGGTCTCGCCAAGGCCTTCGAGCAGACACTCCTGCAGATGCTCGCGCAGGCCGAAGCCGCGCAACTCATGAAGTCCCTGTTCGGCGGTTACGACACCACCGGCAACAACAACGGCAACGTCGGACTCGGCATGGTACTCAGCAACTTCTTCGGCGGCCACAGAGCCGGAGGCGGCCCCGCCAGCGCGGGCATGCTCTACCAGGTCAACGAAGGCGGCCCCAACACCGAAGGCTTCATCCCCTCCACAGGCGGCCAGATCATCCCGCTCGGAACCGGCACCGGTACCGGCAACTGGGGTGGCGACGTCAACATCAATTACTCCATCGACGCCCGTGGCGCCGATGGCGCCAGCGCCGCGCAGTTCCTGCAGGCGCTGCCGGCGCTTCGCCGTCTCCTCCATGCCGACGTCGAACACCGCGTCTCGCGCGGAGTCTGGCCGGCATGAGCAGCACCACGACCATCAGCCTGCCCAGCACCGCCGAGCCCGCGCAGGTGTCATGGGGCCTGGAGCGCAACGACGGCAGCTTCGTGAGCCCCCTGAGCGGCTTCACGCAGGAGCTGGAGCGCGGCGGCGCGCGCTGGATGGCCACGCTCACATGGAAGGTGCTGTCCGACAAGGACGCCGCCAAGGTCAGTGCCTGGGCGGCGCGCATGAGCAAGGCCGGCATCCGCTGCCGCCTGCCGAATTACGGCTATGTGCAGCACGGCGCCGGCGGCGGTACCCCGCTCGTGAACGGCGCCAACCAGACCGGCATCGCCCTCATCACCGATGGCTGGCCTTTCAGCACGCTGGTGCTGTCGATGGGCGACATGGTGCAGCTCGCCACCGGCCAGTTGGTCATGGTCTGCTCCGATGGCACCTCGGACGGCGCCGGCAACCTCACGCTGGACATCGAGCCCAAGATCCGCACCAGCCCCGCGGACAACAGCGCGCTCACGCTCGCCAGCCCCACCGCGCTCTTCATGTTCCCCAAGAAGAGTTACACCGTGGGTTATTCCCCCGCCAATCCCAAGCCGGTAGGCGCCTTCAGCGTCGATCTCGTGGAAGACCCGCAGTGAGGCCGCCCGCGTGACCAGGCAAGACCTCGCCAGCGCCAACCGCACCGAGACCAACAGCCGTCTGGTGCGCGAGGTCGCCTTCCTCTACATCCCCTTCCCCTCCGGCACCATCACCATCAGCACGGACGACAGTCCCCATACCTTCACGGATTCCGCCTCCGGCCTGGGCGCGCTCACCTTCGTCCCCGGCGGCATCGCCAGCATCGAGAACATCAACGAGAACGACACCGGCGCCGCCGAACGTTGCACCTTGACCCTGGGCGGCTGCGACAGCGCGCTGATCTCGAAGTGCGTGAACGATGCCGTGCACTGGCTGCGCGTGGTGATCTGGCTGGGTTACATGGATGTGACGGGCGCGCTCGTCACCACGCCTTACCGCGTCTTCGATGGCTTCCTCGGCTCACCCACCGTGCAGACCGGCAGCAACAGCAGCACCATCGTCGTCACCGCGGAGACGCTCAACGCCGCGCTCGCGCGCGTGAGCATGGTGCGCGGCTGCGATGCCGACCAGCAGGCGCGCTTCGCCGGCGACACCCTCTTCCACCAGGTCTCTGTGCAGGGCATCCGCAAGATCGCCTTCGGCAACAACATCCAGTGGGGCGGCGCCGACAATTCCGGACCCGCGACTGGACCCGTGTCTGGCACGGGCTCGATCGGTGGCGGGGGCGGTGGTGGCTGGAGCACGCCTACCCCGGCAGATCCTTTCGTCCTTCCAGTGAGGCTATATTGAAACGGCTCCCCGACTGGCGTCAGCGCCTGCACGACCTCATCGCAAGCCGCCGCAAGGCGGCTTTTTCGTGGGGTGCCAACCATGGTGGCATCTTCGCCGCCGCCGCGCTCGAGGCCATCACCGGCGAGCGCCTCTATCCCGATGAGCTTCTCGCCAGCGCCAAGCCAGAACACGTGGAGGCGGAAGCCTTGGAGCGCGCGAAGCTCAAGGACATCGAGAGCCAGTACCGCGCCGCCGCCAAGGCCTTGGCCGTGGAACAGGCGAAGCTCAAGGACGCAGCCGATACGTTCTGGGGGCGCCTTGCGCCGTCGCTGGTGCCCAGCGTGAAGAGATCCACGGCACAGGTAGAAGCGGCGCAGCAGCGGGTGGATGACCTCGCCGCCAGCCACCGCCAGCAGGCCCTGGCCGTGCAGGCCGCGGCAAAGCGCGTCATGGATCCCATCCTCGCAGACGTGGAAGCCTCCGGCGGCGTGCGCGCCATGGTCACCGCGCGCTTGGGCGCGCCGCTGCCTGGCGTGCTGCTGGCGCAGTACGGCGACCTCGTCATGGCCACCGTCAGCGATGGCCAGCCCTGCCTCGGCATCTGCCTCGGCGGCCATTGCGCCTTCATCAGCGACCACGGCCTGTCCAAGGTCCGTCTCAGCCGCTGTGACGCCGCCTGGCACATCCCCTGCGATGAGTTCGCCCACGTCGCCAAGCTCGTGGAGGCCGGCCGTGGGAGCTAACTCGAAGTTCCATAAGATCATCGGTGCGGCCGAGATCGTCGTAGGCGCGATCCTAGACTACTTCGACTATGGGACCTTCGGCAACGGCCTCATCCTGGCCGGCCTGGCCACCTGGGAAGGCGTCCCCGGCAATCCCACGCCCGCGCCGAGCGCGATCAACACCACGCTCTCCAGCCCCATCACGCCCCTGCAGATCCCTTACGGCTGCACCAAGTTCAGCGGGCTCCTCATCGCCTCCGACTCCAATTCAAGCAACCCCGACATCAAGGTCATGGCTGTGGCCTTGGGCCTGAGCCTCAAGAACGGCAGCAGCGCCATCCAGATCGAAGGTCCGCCGAATACCGGCTACTTCTACATCGACGACAACCCAATCAATACCGGCTTCGTGGACTGGAGCGGCACGGGTGCCATCGTCGGCTCAGGCGGTGTCGGCAACCAGATCGACTACGACGGCATCATCTCCATCAAGGTCCATCTGGGTGCCCAGACCGTCGCCGATTCCATCCTCACCGGCAACCTCAGTTACTGGACCAGCACCGCCGTCGGTAAGGGCATCGTCTACCTCGTCGCCCAGATCAATGCCGATCCGACCAATGATGCCGTAAACGCCGCCTTCCCCAGCGGGCTGCCGCGCAACCTCGCGGTGGTGCTCAATGGCAGCCGCGTCTACGACCCTCGCCTGGACGGCACCGCCGGCGGATCCGGCTCCCAGCGCAAGAACGACCCCACCACATGGACCTACAGCGCCAACCCCGCGCTGTGCCTGCGCGACTACCTGGTGCGTCCCATCAGCGAAGGCGGTGGCGGCATCAACTACGCCGTCATCCCCGACGACTACCTGTCCGCCGCTGCCAACGTCTGCGACAGCAGCCTCACCGTGCCCAACAACCTCGGTGGTACGACCACCACCAGCCGCTATATCTGCGGCGTCGGCCTCGTCACCAGTGATGGTGTCCCAGCCAACTGCCAGAAGCTTTTGGACGCCATGGCGGGCTGGATCGTGCAGACCGGCGGCGAGCTGCGCATCTTCGCCGGCTCATACGTCGCGCCGGTCACCACCATCAACGAGGACTGGCTCTGCGGCGGCCCGAGTTTCCAGACCACCGGCGAGCAGGACACCCGGTACAACAGCGTCAACGCCACCTTCACCGACCAGGACAGCGCCTACCAGGTGGTGCAGACCCCGACCTTCAGCCCCACCGGCGCCATCGCCGCCGATGGCGGCATCCCCCTCACCAAGAACCTCAACCTGGTGGCCGTGCCGGCGCAATACAACGCGCAGTTGATCACCATGATCAGCGGCAAGCAGAGCCGGGAGATGGGCCAGCTCACGCTGCCCTGCAACCTGCTGGGCATGGACGTGGACACGGGCGAGAACGTCGAGATCGACATCGCCGAGTACGGCCTCACCAACTACGTCGTCCGCATCAAGAACTGGCAGCGCAAGGGCGACAGCTCCATCCTGCTCACCGCCCAGCAGGCCAACAGCGGCACCTTCACCGAGACCACCTTCACTGAGGTGGATCCGCTGGGCCAGCCGCCGCTGGTGCAGCATCCGCCGCACACGCCGACGAACATGGTCGTGCAGGGCCACGTCGGCGGCGTCAGCCTGGATTGGGACGAGCAGGCGCCCTGGGCCGTTACCAACTACGAGGTGTGGCGCAGCACCAGCTCAGGCGGCACCTACACCAAGGTCAAGATCACGCCCGACACCAAGTGGGACGACACCATCCCCACGACCACGACGTACTGGTACAAGGTCCGCGCCAAGAACTATGCCGGCCAGTATTCCGGGTTCACGTCGCCCCTGAGCGGGACCGCCAGAAACGTCACCGATGTGGTCGGCGGCACCGGGCCGAACCTCATGCCGGCCAAGTATTCCCTATCCACCACGCCGACGCTCCCGGTCTTCGGCCTGAGCACAAGCCTCACCATCAGCCGCGCTTCGAGCACGGCTTATCAGGGTTACAAGACATTCGTACTGACCAGCAACAACAGCAGCGTGGCGCCGAAGCTCGCGCTGGTGGCCAGCACTGCCACGCCCAAGATGCAGCTCAGCACCAAACGGTATGGAGTGCAGGTATGGCTCAATTCGACTGACGCGGCCTTCTACAGCCTCACCGCGCGGTTCTATAACGGCAGCGGCGTAGGCCAATGCACCGCTGTCGCGCTGAGTCGCGTCGGAGGCGGTTCCGGCTCAGGCGTGTACTACGCCTTCCTGGATATGACGGCGGCGACGGATACGCTGGTCTATCTCGAGTTCGAGTGGCTTGGCACCATCACCAGCAGCCATTTCTGCAACATGCAGGCCGTCGCCGTGTTCGAGATGGCGGGGACGTCCACGGTGGTGCAGGACTTCAGCCCGAATCCCGTGGCATCCCTGGACGATGCGAACCAGGGCGAGACCAACTTCACCGCGTCAGAGCTCGGCGCAGACGTCACCGTCAACCACACCAACGGCGCCGGCTCAAACCTGTGCCGGCTGATCTATTCCCTGTTCAACGTCAACAGCCTGCAGCCGGGTTTCGGCACGAACCATATCACCACCAGCGCCTCGGCCACGGTGATCTATGGTTTCGCCGCACTGCAACTGGCCTTCGACGGTGTGGCCACTGGCTATCTGCGGCTGCGCCAGTCCTCAAACGAGACCACGCTGCACCTGCGCAAGAAGAAGTACGTGGTGTCCGTATACGTGGACAATGGCACCAGCAACAACAACGCCTATGCCTTCCACTTCGAGTTCATGAACGGTGGCGGCGTCCCCACCACCATCGCCGCGTCATCGACGGTGACCGCTACTTCTGACCACGCGGCGAACACCGCCGGCGTCTACACGGGCGTCATCGACCTCACCGGGGCTTCGACCTTGGACGTGTTCCTGGCTCTGGTGTGGGATTCCAATCCCAGCGCAGGCAATGGCCTGATCCAGGGTGTGCAGGTGGAGGAGATGGTCGGCACCTACACCGCGCCCTCGGTCTACGAGGCGCCGACCGATTGGGGTGTGAACGACCCTTCCGGCGCCACGCAGATACCGACCGGCAGCACGCCGGCCATCATCCCCGACATGAACTTCGGCTACACCAGGAACACCACCAGCATCCTCATCTCCTGGAGCAGCTTCAGCATACGGCGGCCGGATTCCAGCACTACTAGCGTCGCCAGCGGCAGCCAGAACGTGACCGGCCTGTCTTCAGGCACCACCTACGGCTATTACCCGTTCTGGGACGAGATCAATCTGGACGTGGAGTTCTGCCAACGCAGTGCCGGCAGCCCAGCCATCTTCAGCACTATCGTGAGCTCCGGCATCATCGCCAGCGCACAGACGCGCCTGGGCCGCATCCCGCTCTCGATAGGCGCCTGCTCTGTGGCCACCACCAGCAGCGGCACCGGCGGCGGCTCCGGCGGGGGCACCACCAATTGCCTGCACCCGAGGCAGCCGCTGATGGTCCGTCGCTCCGGCGAGATCACCATGATTCCAGCCTGCGAAGCGCGCGAAGGCGATGAGCTTTATACCGGCAGGGAATGGAGCAAGGTGGTGCGGGCCTGGACCGAGCCACATGAGGAGTTCACCGAGGTCACCTTCCACAACGGCGAGCGCATCTGCGTGACGCCGCATGAGCCCGTATATCACCCGGACGGAAGCTTCACCAAGGCCAAGGCCCTCAGGCTGGACGACATCATCGACGGCATGCAGCATCCGCTGGAGGTGCGCCAGGTCCGCAAGGTCGTGGAGAAGACCATGAAGGTGTGCGTAGAGATGGAATCCGATGACCACCTGTTCTATGTGACTCCGAACGGCCCGAAGCTGCACAACACGGTGTATAAGCCATGAAGCGCTACTACATCATCCCCACGTCGGAATGGCCGCACCCGATGCCGGATGCGGATGGCAACGTGGCGGATGTGCCGTTCCTGGAGAGCGTTGACGGTGAACAGATCGACCCGCGGCTGCGCCTGGGTGAGGCGCACACCATCCACCTCTGGAGCCTGGGCGGTCCTGCGGACATGATGCTGGTGGTGGTCATGGACCCGAGCGCCAGGCCACCCGAGAGCTGGGACGCATTGCAGATACCGCACCTGCTCTCCGGCCGCACCCTCACCGAAGACCAGGTGTCCGCCTTGGCTTGCTTGGGCGTGCAACCGGGCGATACCGCCTACACCATGGCCAAGAACCCGCGCGTCGTCGCGGAGTGCAAGCATTTCCACCCGCACTGGATACCGCAATAAAAAAGGGCGGCCATGGGCCGCCCTTCGTCTCCGCTCAACGATGTCAGGGACTGCCGAACACCGGGTCTATCTGCCCACTGGTGATACCGGTGGTCTGGTCGTTGTCCTGTGCGGTATAGGCGTCGAGTCCAGTCAGGGAAGCGTTCTGGCAAGACATGGCATGCCCCTGGGTATCGAAGCCCACGCTGCTTGCGAAATCCACGTGCGAGGTGGATTGGCCGGGGCCTCCGGCCATCTTCCACTCGCCGTTATAGCGGTAGCCGATTCCGGATTGCAGGGTGCTCGTCGAGAGTCCAGGGCCTTGCGTCACATATTGCGTGCCCTGGCAGTTCGGCAGGCTGAAGCCCAGGATGGGGCTGCCATCCCTCACCGTGGCCAGGAGGCCGGTGACGTTGCCATCGGCATCGAGCGGATAAGTGAAGCCGTGGCAGGTCACCAGTACCCAGCCTCCGGGCGTCATGCCACCGGAGTCTGTGAACGTGGAGACGATGCTGCCCGCGGTCGCGCAGTCGCTGACCACCGCCGCCGCTTCACGGCTGGGCAGGCCTCCGACGGCATAGCTGCGCGGGTGATAGCCCAGGGTCTGGGCCGCAGCCTTATGGGCATCCACGATCTGGGTGTGCAGCTCGGCGAACTTGGCATCGCTGCTGGTGTCGGCACTGGAATCGCTGTGGTGTAGGCAGCCCTCGATGGCGACTACCATCAACGCGCTGATGATGATCTGGGAAACGATGGAGTTGATCTTCACGATGTTGCCCTCCCTGGGCGATGATGTCGTGCTTTAATATAGACCATCTCTGGAAATTCAAGGAGTGGATTCCATGCGCTGGCCCATAGTCATCGTCTGCTTGATGCTTCTGAGTGCGTGCACGCCCGAGATCATCGACGACACCCATACCCACCTGCTGTTGAAGGTGGATGGCATGAACGACGGCGTGATGGAGAAGGCGAACCGGATGGCCATGGGCCGCTGCGAGAGCTACGGTCTTGAGCCAAGCGCACCGACTGTCCACGAGACCGGCTTCATCTTCCCCAAGGCGTGGTACATCGAATACGACTGCATCGCGCCGGACCGATAACACCTAACACTCTCTCTACCAAACCCCGCCCCGGCGGGGTTTTTCTTTTCATGGATCGTTTCACCGTTTAGGCCAACTTCAGGCCGTCACTGGATTTTCCGGCTCTCAGATCGTTTCAGGAGACCCCCATGGCCAAGACCCATGCCCGCAGCACCAGCCGAGGCAACGGCGCGTACATGCCCACCCTGAGCGACCTCGACCGCCGCCTCATCGCCCATGAGAAAGACGACCAGGACCGGCACGAGGAGATCAACGCCTCCATCAAGGGCATAGGATCCGACGTGAAGGGCATGCGCGAGACCCTAAGCGCCATCGTCACCGAACGCCAGGCCGAGACGCTGTTCGAGAAGTGGAAGCAGAAATGGCTCATCGGCGGCATCACCGTCGCCGGCGTCGTCATCCCGCTCCTCACCGCCATCTGGGACCACTGGGGTAAGTGATATGAATCAAATAGCCTTCGCCAAAGCCCTGGCCTTCACCCTCACCGAGGAGGGCGGCTTCGTGGACAACATCCACGACCACGGCGGCCGCACCAATCGCGGGATCACCCAAGCCAGCTACGACCAGTTCCGCGTCGAGCTCGGCCTGCCCTTCGCCGACGTGAAGGACATCCCCGAGGCCATGGTCACTCGGTTCTACCAGGGCGTCTGGGTCGAGGCCCACTGCGACGACATGAGCCTGGGGCTGGCCATCTGTCACTTCGATTGGTCCGTGAACCACGGCGACGGCCGCGAGGGCTCGATCATCACCCTCCAGGAGACGCTACAGGTCCAGCCCGATGGCATCTACGGCGGCAGGACCCGCGCGGCCTTGCTCGCGCTCGATCACGACGACCTATGGAAGGAATACAACACCCTGCGCCGCGAGTGGTATCAGGCCCGGGTCAAATCCCATCCAGACCAGGCCGTCTTCATAAGAGGCTGGCTCGGCCGCGTGGACCGCCTGGACGCCTACGTCGAAACGCTTTAACCCCACCACCAAGGAGAAGATCATGCACTACAAGAACGGCCGCGAGGCCAAGAACGGCGACACCGTCGTCTATCTGAGCGGCTGGCCCAAGCCCGTGATCGGCGTACTCCACGATGCCGCCCCAGGCAACAATTTCTGTAACGGCCAGCTCGCGCTGCCGAGCTACTCAGGCATCACACCCAACCTGTCCGAGTGCCTGCACATCGACGATGTGAAGGCTGCGCTGTCGGGCGTCGTCGCGGATACATCGCAACCGCCAGCCGACACCATCAACGGCGGCTAAGCGTCTCTCTGCCAATGGCGGCAGAGTTGGCTCAAAGGGCCCTCGGGAGTCAGTCCCTGGGGCCCTTTGTCATTCCCCGATACATGACGCCTCTCAGATTCTAAAACCGTCCCAGTTCGCGAACGACCGCATTTAAACACCTATATCCGACCCCTTCGGAGGTTTCGCCATGTCCGACTGGAAGAGCCTGCTAGGCCAGATAGCCCCCACCGTCGCCACGGCCCTGGGCGGTCCTCTGGCCGGCGGTGCCGTCAGCTTCCTCGCCAACAAAGTGCTGGGGCCGGATGCCCCCAAGGACCATGACTCTGCCGTGAATGCCATCCAGCAGGCGGTGCTGGGCGGCGACCCCAAGATGCTACTGGCCATCAAGCAGGCTGACCAGGAATACCAGGAACATCTGCAGCAGATAGGTGTGGACCTGGAGAAGCTCTCAGTCGAGAACACCAAGGACGCTCGCGCCAGCTTCGCCGGCATCAAGTTCGTGCCGCAGATGGTGCTCTCGGCGCTCTTCATCGGCGGCTACTTCGGCGTGCTCTACATGGTCAGCGCCGGCACTATCAAGGTTCCGGACGCCTACCGCGACATCTTCAACCAGACCCTCGGCACGCTATTGGCCATCGTCAGCCTGGTCTGCAACTTCTGGTTCGGCTCGACCCACAGCAGCCAGCGCAAGGACGACACGCTCGCCCGCGCCGCGCTGGAGGATTGACCGTGACCATAACCCTGCATTGGTGGATGTTGCCCGTGGCCATATTGGCCATCGGCTGGAGCTTGGCGCGCCTATGGGATGACGGGTCGCCATTCGATCCGTTGCCAGCGCTCATTTTCATCTGCTCCGTGGTCGCGGCCGTTTCCATCTTCATTGGGCACTTCCTATGACCACACTCGCATACCGCGACAAGACCCTCGCTGCCGACTCCCAGGAGACCTTCGACGACAGCGGCCGCAGCCTCTGCCAGAAGCTCTACCACATCGGCAAGGGTCCGCACCGCGGCGACTGGCTCGCCATCT